AGCGCGGGACGGTCCACCTTCCCATTAGAAAAGGCTCCTATCTTTTCCTGAGCCTTAGCAGCCCAAGCTGCTTGTCTCTCAATCTCAACTCCGTACTTCTGCAACTCCTGAGTACGCCTGTTCGCCGCTTCAGAAGAGTCTGCACCTGACAGGAGTGCAGCCTCGCGCAGTTTCAAGAGTTCAATTTGCCCTTGAATAGCCTCGTTCTGCCTATCAAGCTCACCGAGCAGGAGGTCGCTACTGTTCTGGAATCTGTTCTGTGCTTCTCTAGCCTCATCGGTATTCTTGCCAAGGAGCAAGAACGACGCGGCTAGCGTGCCAATGAGGCCAATCCAGCCGGTTGCAGCACTCAGCACCCTAAAGGCAACACCTGCTTTCACTGCGGCTGCAGAGAATGTCCCAAGAGCCACGCCTGCTGCAGTAACAGCCGGCACAATGACTCTCATAGTGGCTAAAGCTGTTAGCCACACTTGCCCGACCGTAGTCAGTAGGTCAATGTTGTCCCTTATGGCTTTACCAAGCGCTATAAACCCTTTGACAATAGCGTCCAAAAACGCCTTAAATTCTTCAGAGGCAGCAAAGTTAGATAGAGCCGTAGTCAGGTTGTGGATTGCTAATTCGTTGTCGTCGAACACTCTGGCAAAGGTGCCCTGCATCCTGGCCAGCGCTCGTTGAAGATCGCCATCAACAGTGTCTTTCAAGCCCTTAATAGCCGTGTTTACAAACCCTGCCGAGTCCCCCATCTCCAGAAAGAGTTTGTTCAACTCAGCATAGTCAGTCAAAACGGTATTAGCGGCTTTCAAGCCACGCTCTGTGAACAGCGCAGACAGTCCAGCAAGTCTGCTCTTCTCATCTAGGTTGGCAGTTGCATTAACGAGTTGCTGGAGGACTTCACGGTACCCTTTCAGGTTGCCTTGGGCGTCATACAGGGAGAGCCCAAGCTCCTTCATTGCCCTCTTAGCCTGCTCTGTAGGAGCAGTCAGGTTGGACATCATGTTCCTGAATGCCGTACCCGCCGCACTTCCTTCAATGTTTCGTTGGGCGAGAAGAGCTAGTGTGGCAGAGGTATCTTCAAGGCTTATACCATAGAAGTCGGCTACGGTAGAGGCTTGCTTCATAGCCTCTGTCATACCTCTGACACTTGTGTTGGAGATCGCAGCCGCCTTGGCGAACACATCCCCGACACGCCCAATCTCGGCCATAGACAAGCCGAAAGCGTGGACGGCGCCAGTAGCTGAAAGCGCCGCCGCACCTACGTCCAACTCCCCTACCGTAGCCAGATTAAGCACAGAGGGTAGAGCAGCAAACGAGGATGGGACATCAAGACCAGCCTGAGCCAGTGCCCTCATGCCCTCAGCCGCTTGAAGAGGTGTCTGGAGAGCGCCCTCAGCAGCCGTCAGGAATTTATCCAAACTAACCGCTGCCCCGTCTGACAACTCAGAAACAAACCTGAGTTGATACTCAATATCCTTCCCAACACTAAAGACTTCTTTGACTCCAGCCCCAACCGCTGCACCAGCGAGCAAGGGCAGGAGTGAGCCATAGGTAGCCCACAGCGTTCCTAGTGACCCAGCCAGACCTCTGGCAGCAGAGTGGGCTTCCCACTGAGCATCACTCCAGCGCTTGGTCGCTCTTGTGGACCCCTCAGTTGCACCGCCGAGGGTCTTATACTGGCTCTCCAAAGCTTTCAGGGTACTACCCTGCGCCAGCGAGACAGCTTGAGGAGCGTAGCTCGTATTAACATCCCCGCTCCAGTTCGCATTGAGAAGCTTCTTGGCCTCAATCGCCTGAGCGAGCCTCACCTTTTCTGTGGACAGAATCCACGATTTCTCCAGTGCAATCGCTCGTGTAATACTGGACGAATACTCATCAACGCTACGCGCAGCGGCACGCTCTTCAGCCCGGACCCTGCTAAGTGCCTGGCTCAGTGCATCTGCTGACTCCGCTGCCTTTGCAGTTTCAATAGCTTGGCTCGAGAATTTGCCAGTGGGGTCCAGCCCCTCATCCAATGTTCTTCGCGCCTCAAGTGCACTCTGAAGTCGTCCAGCCTCACTGCGCTTGGCATACGCGACCGCTAGAGCCTCCTCGCGCTTGATCGCAGTAAGCTCAATGGCGTTGAGGGCGTTAAGGGCCTTTGCCCGATCATCCGCTGCTTTGACAGCCGCCGCACCTGCATTGGCTGCAGACGTGAGCTGAACCCTAGCCAGATAGTCTTCCGCTGCAGTCGCAGCGGCAACACTGACTTTCAACTTGTCATAAGCGGTGGAAAGCTCATCAACAGACCGAGCAGCACGAACAGAGTTCAGACCATCGTCAAGGTTGGCAATAAGTACAGATGTCCCACTGCCCTGCGTAACACCCCCTGATGCCTGCCTGCGGGCATTCAGTTGTGTCAGAAGGTCAGTTGCCCTGCTTGCTTCAGCCGCCGCCTTGAGCGCCAGTGCCGTACGTTCTGAGAGCGCCTTACGTGTTGCGGCAGCCTGTGCCTCTTCAAACGCCTGAATCTCTGCTGCTGCTTTGGCTTCAAGGGCTACACGTTCCTTAGTCTGCTGTGCGACCAAAGCCGTATGCTGTTTTTCTAGCTTATCTCGAGTAGCCAGAGCGGCCCTGTCTGCTGCCTCGATCTGCTTCCATGCAGCCTCAACCTGTGCAAGCTTGGCTTTATCACCAGAGGCGTCAATCTTGCCTTCAGTGGCCAGTTTGGAGGCTTCTGAGGCGCGATATGCAGCAAGGGCTTGCGCGTCTTCCTTGGCAGCCAGAGCACCCTCTCGAAGTGTCGTAGCCAGAGCTTTGCGGGAGGCTGCAGCCTTGGCCGCTGCCTCCTCAGAAAGTTTAAGTGCAGCCTTATCCTTGGCAAGCGCTACCTCAAGCTCCTGCAAATGGGGTACGAGTCCGGCAATGTCTCGCCCGTACTTGGTGATCGCTGTCTCAGGTCCGACCTCCGTGAATGCAGCCGCCTTACGGACCTGAACAACAATCCCTTCCAGCTTACGCAAGCTCTCAGAAGCCAGAGCGACCTGTGTATCCACATCCTTGGCCAGCGCACCAGGGTCGATCCCCTTGGTGAACGCTTCCGTTGACTCCTTGAGCTTGGTCTGGAGCTTTGTCAGCCCAACATTTGTTTCATCCAAGGGTTGGACCAAGCCCTTCAAGGAGGTAGAGGCACTACCAATGCCCGAGCTGACCCGAATGGCCATACCTCGCATGGACTCACCCATCCGGGTTCCAGCGGAGGCGGCAGCGCCAAGGTCATCCTTCAGGTTGTTGACTTCATTGCGAGCAGCAATAAGCTGCGTCTGAAGAGCCTGATTCTCTTCCCTCAGCTTGGCAAACTGTGGGGTTGTGGAGACGCCAGTGGCAGTTGAATTGAAAGATTCCTGCGCCTGACGAAAGGCTTGGGCCGTACCCTCAGCTTGCTGCTTTAGTGCTGCCAGAGATTCGGCGAGGATAGCGAGACGCTTGGCGCCCGCGTCACCTACGTTGTCACCAAGCGTTCCGAGCCTGAGTTCCAGCGCGTCAAGGCGTTGGTCAGCAGGCCCAGTATCAATCTCCAACTGTAGTGCAGCGGCTGCAACAGTGCCTTCAGACATGCCCTTTACCTGCTACGAAAAAGCCCCTGTTCGGGGCTCAGTCTTCACTCATGGCGACCAGCGCCTCTTTTTCCATCACGCGCAAATCCAGAAACACTTGGAGTTGGTCGCTTTGCGGTATTCCCATCAGCCCCATGACCGTTTCTATTGCTGAGTAATCCATCCCAGTCACGGCCCCTGTAGCACTGACATTCCACTGTGTGCTCAATGCGCTGAAAACCTCGGTCACGACTACATGCTCTGCCCACACGCTGACTTCAGCAGTAGAGGATGTCAGATCCTCCCGAGTCATCCCAATCGCTTCCAACTCCTCGTCCGATAGCCCTCGCTCATACAGCGCGCGGGCTATCGCACGGAGTTTTTTGCCTTGGCCTCAAAGACTTCGTTCCGGAACGCCTCGAAGAACGCGCCACCTGCGGAGGGGTAAGAGTCCAGCAGCTTCTCCAGATTTCCTTCACTGAAGTCACCCTCCACGCCTTTCCAGCCAATCATAATCTCGGCCAGCGCTTCGGAGTCTTTTTTCTCCCCAACATTCTCAAAATAGGTCTGGAGATCCTTGCGGCCCATGTACTTGAACTCGGCCTCAATGCGGATCGGTTTCGGTGTTCCAGGAACCGAAACAAAGACAGGAGCCCAGAACGATGCAACTTCAGGACACAGCTTCAGCATGGCAACTTCCTCGTAGGTAAAAAACAGCAAAAACAGGGCGGGCAGGTCTATCGCCTGCCCTTATCCCCAGTATCATGACGCGTAGCGGGTAGGCTGCGAGGCGTACGACAAGTCGATCTTCGAGGTAATAGCCTCGTTCTTGGTCACGCTCGGCACTGCCGACTGGGACCAATAGGCGTTACCAACTGTCTTGGCGCCATTGAGCGTGGTCAGCTTCATTGCACGCGGAGTCGAAGAGTCTGCAGCGGCCTGAACAGTGTCGTACCAAGTAAGCGACGGGTCATCGAAAACCTCAAGGCTCATGGCCACGGCAGAACGAACTGTCGGGACCTGTTTGGTGACAACGTCATCAATAGCTGTCACATCAGCATACTGCTGATCGCCGCCAGAAGTGCTCATCGACTTCAGTTGGCTCAGGTTCTCCCACTCTGTGATGACCCGAAGGCTACCAGTAGTCGTACCTGAGTACAGTGTCGTGTTGCTGGTATCGATACCTTCCAGGGTCACGGTTGTAGCGCTAGACGCTTTGATGCGAGCGATACGTTGGTCAAGGCGCCCCCACCCCGAAGTGACTTCGACATAGTCACCGTCCACGATACCGTGGCCAGTCAACACAGTGCAGACGCACTCGGATGCGTTGGACATATTGCTGACAGCATCGGCTGTAGCATAAGTTTTGGCGATGGCAACAACGGTGCCAGTCGAAAGGGTAATGGCCATTTTCCTGCTCTCCTAACTGAGCGATTGACGCGCAGGGCGCAAACGCCCCGTCAAAGTTCTACATGGGTGAGAGTACCCAATAAACCTAGCTTATGCAAGCATTAGTTAGGCTAATGAGTTGAACTGAAATGGGACGATTAACTCGTACCCAACCCACCCCTTCTTGGCTTCCTTGTCGAGCTTTGCACCAGGGGTTGGAGCCCCTAGCGTAACTTTAGTAGTGGTAACAAACTTGGCAACATTCGTGAGGAAGTCCATCATCCCGAAGACCTGCCGAGTTCCTGTCCCAGCCTTCACGAAAACAGTCAGGTACAGCGAGCCATAGGTTCGAGTGATCTGGTCAAGGCTCGCCTCAAGTGAATCCTGATACTCGATCTCAACCCGAAGGAACCCATTCGGAACTGTGTCGAGGTCGATAGCCAGCGTGTTCTCGTAGAACACCGGCTGGTCTGGGTACGCGACTGGCCATGTCGAGTTGATCAGGTCTACGAGATCATCCCGCGCCTCTACATAGGTCGTCATACACCCACCAACTCTGCCAATTGTGCCTTGCCAATAGACGCATAACGGTTTGTCAGCATGCTGTAGGCTCGGCCCATCGTCCTGCCCTTGCTCACGTTCACCGACCTGAAGTTGATCTGGTTCGACTCGATCAGGAAGGAGTACGGTTCGTCATGGCTCACACTGTTCGCCAGGTAAATCTTCTGACCAAGCTTGAAGCCCTTGAGTGCGCCCTCGTTGGCATACATTGCAATACCGATGGCGGGGGCTGACTCCTCGTGGTATGCCTCTTCAATCCCAGTACCCGAGGTTGGCTGACGTGAAGTAAAAACGGGCGTTCCGATGCTCAGGTTCCAGCTCGCAGCGAACTGCCCTGAATACTGCGGGCTGTGTAGCGTGACGTTACGCAGCGCAGCCTTAGCCATACCGACTGCTGCCTGCTCTGCCTTTGTCCTGACAGCCTCAGTCCACGCTGACACCTGCGCCTTGAACAGGCTACGGTTCACGACCCTGATCATGCCCGCCTCATGTGTAGTGACCAATACCCATCATCGGGCAGGGCTGAGAGCACACGCCAGACTCCGTCCGAGAGCGTGATGGTGTCCCCGGCTTCAGGCGTAACAGATGTCGGCATCAGAAGCTGGATATCCCCTCGTTCGTAAGACGTGGAGCTTTGGGTCAGGTATCTGAAATGGTCTTGCCACCGCACCCGAAGACACCGCACACTCGATGACGCATCCGTGTACGTATCCGTAATAGGGTCATAGGTCTTGTGTGAAAACCCGGCAGCGTCAATCACTGGGTCTTCCAGATGGTTGGACAAGGCGTCTACCAGCCCCGCCATTGTCCTGTTGGCATTCCTGACCAGATAGTATCTGGTGATCCCATACGCAGTGATCGTGATGATGTCACCATCACTCACTGCTTCTGAGCCGCTGAAGTAGATGTGATACTGCGGATGATAGGTGCTGCTGTCTCGCTCATCCGTTGCGTATTTGTTGAACTCTATGCTCACATACGCACTTGAGCCTGTCGTACCGTCGAGGGTTTCCTCAACAGTTGCCACAGTAGCGAGACTGTCCGCGCCCTGCAGTACATACCGGTTCCTGACC